GAACATTCACGATAAGTATACCGGAGAAAGTCGAGTGGGCATTAAACCAGGAGATCCGGTAGGTTTGTCCGGGGATCTGAAGTCAGATTATAATTCTTTATCTACTCAGAAGTTGGCGGTAAGGAATGATGCTAACATGCCAGAGCATATAAAGAAGGCAAAGTTAGCTAACCTTAATTTACAGATGCAAAAGGTAGGAGCTAAGGCGAATGATCAAGGAATTGATCTATTTGCTAAAAATGTTTGACATATAGTATTTTATAGTGTATATTTGAGTTGCAAATGTAACGTCCGTAACAGAGAGGGTATCGGCTATTGTCGTCCTACTTAAACGGGTATCGTTAATAGAAGTGACTATTTTATTGACAACCTAATTAAGGAGGAAGACATGGCCAGGAATGATTATGCAGGCGTCGAAACAGTCCTAAAGGACGACTATCTGGGAAACCTTTTAAGGATACCCCAGCAAAGAGAGACGCGACTTTTCGGTTCCTTCGCGGACGTTACCGTAGAAGGGAAACAACTGTATATTGATGGGATCGCTCCCGTTGATTATAGGATAGACAATTCTTATAACGCCACTTCAGAAGGCGTTGCTGCAAACTATTTCCGCAGAAAACTTACCACAGATAGAATGATTATCGAAGTTGATTACGACGAACATTGGTTCCGTAAGACTACTTCCTCTAATCCTTCGTCTCTTATCACACAGGAAATGATGAACGCAAGTTATCGTTTTCTTGATAAGGTGGGTATCGACGCGGCGGTAGCGAGTGTGTATTATGGTGAAGCCGGTACTACCGAGTTGTCGTTTGCCAATGATGGTGGACTCACGCTCGATGCTACTGGTGGTCTTACGATTGATCTTCTTAGGAAAATCAATCACAGGTTTACCGGGACTGAAGTCGTTTCGCCTAACGGCATGAACGATGTGAAGTTTGTGATCACAGAAGATGAGCAGTACGACATGGGTGGGATCACTCAGCTTACTTCTTGGCAGTTCCAGTCCATTTATCCGCAGGCTGCTGCGGGTGCTGGTAACCAGTCCGGTTTTGGAAGACAGCTTGGTATGCAGAACGTCACCTTTGGTGCGCAGTCTGCGACCGGCAAAATGTTGACTGAAGCGGCTGCTGTAAGAGATTGCCTGGCCTTAGCGAACAATGCTATGGTTTATGGTATGGCCTCAGATGGTATTAGTTTTGAGATCATTCCTCTTACAGAGACTAAGATTTCAACTGTAAGGTTGAGACTTACTCTGACTGCCGGTGCGGTTAGAACTAATGGTAACAATGTTATCAAGTTCCAGACCACAGTTAAAGATCCAGCGGTTTTCTACGCTTAAACTTTAGGTGACCGTTAATTGATGTTTGTTTGTAGAAAATAAATTAGAGGAGGAAAGATAATGGCTAATGAGTATGATCTTACCAACCTAAAAGTGCTGGAGTTGGAGACGGCCACTGCGGCTTCCGTGGGTGACTATGTTGTTGTCATCCGAAGTGGGATACCGTATAAGGTTACTGTTGCTCTCTCAGGTTTTGGGGATGGTGCAACAGGAGCGACTGGTGCGACTGGTGCGACTGGTGCGACCGGTGCGACCGGTGCGACTGGTGCGACCGGTGCTTAGTAGTGTGTTAGGAAAGTAAACTTGGTTAACAAGTAAAAAATAGGAGGCTTGAAATGGCTGTAGTTGATTTAACAACGTATAAAAAAAGCTCTGCCGGTATACCGGTGGATGCAATCCAGGCATGTGGTACGGATGTGCTTCATGTGGTGGCGAGTTTTCCGATCACGAACGGAAACAGTATCGCGTCTATCTTCAGGATAGCTGAGATACCTTCCAATTTCGTTCCGATAGGCGGAGAGATCACTTGTGATGGGATTACAAGTGTGAATGACGCAGATCTCGGTTTGTACGAGACGGACGAACATGGTGGGGCAGTTATTGATGTTGATGCGCTTATGGATGGTGGCGATATTTCCAGTGCTTTGGCACCGGGTGCCGGTCTAAATCCGATCTCTGCTGTTACCATAGCAAATCAGGACAGTGCGTTATATGTTCTGGCGGATGATGTTTCCAGTGAGAGGCAGGCATACGTGCTTGCGCTTACAATAAACGCGGCGGCCACGGCTACCGGAACGGTTATTGTAAGACTGACGCTTGTTCGTAGAGAATATGCGTCAGCGACGTAATTATGATCCAAGGGAGAATGTCTGATGTCATGTTGGGCAGAGAGGGTTTAATCCCTCTCTGCTTCTCCCCTTAAAAAGGAGCTATTATGACTGTATCTAATTCAGCAACAGACATCGTTAATTTGGCTCTGGACGTAATTAAGACTGAAAACATTAACGATGTAGCAATACCTGGGGATGATAAAGCCGCGGCTGTAGCAAATCGTTGGTATGATGATGTGCGACAGGTGGCTCTTGAAGGGTTCCCTTGGGTATTTGCAAGTACAAGAAGTGCGATACCTCTTAACGCAGCTGCGCCCGATTTTGGGTTCGATGATGCGTATGTACTCCCCAACAATTATCTTTCGTTAAATTTTATCAAGTATTGGGATTTCCCTCTTTCAAAATGGAACTATGTTATCGAGGATGGAAATTTGTACATAGACAATAGCGGTGCTGAGAGTTTGAATATAGGGTATACTTTTGATCAAACAGTAACAGTTAAGTATAGCCCGGCCTTCAAAATGTATTTGGCATATTCGTTAGCAGAAAAAATAGTCTATAAGTTAACCGGGAATGCTGGTCTTTTGGGGAGGATCACTACCGGTAGGAAAACAGAACAGGTAAATGCGAAAGCAGTTAATGGAAAGGTCAATCCCCCAGTAGCGTATCGGCAGAGTAAGTTGCTTGAAGGCCGCCGGGTATATGGTGGATCGACCATAACCGGAAGATACGCGGGGCAAAATGGCCGAACTTAATGTACCCATTTATGATTTTCGGAACGGGGTTCTTTCCCTTAAACTGAAAGATCGCCCAAATCTCGACCTATACAAGAGCGGGGTTCTTGTTGGTGAGAATTTTTTGACTCAACTTCATGGCCCCACTACCTATCGGCCGGGGTTTGAATACTCTCGGCCTACTCGACGCAATAACATCGCACACTTTATCTCTTTTACTTTCGCTGATGACGAAGCGTATGTGCTTTCTTTTACTGAAGGTTACATGCGTATCTTTACTGATGGTGGAGTTTTAACTGAGGATGAGCTAAATATAACTGCGATCACTCAGGCATCTCCGGGCGTCTTAACGGTGGCTGGGAATACCTTTGCTGATGGAGACGAGATATACATAGAAGATGTAAGTGGCATGACTGAACTTAATGGTCAGTTTTTCTTAACTGTTAACGTAGTTCCAGGCACTTCTTTTTCTCTTACTGATCAGGACGGGGTAGCAATAGATACTTCCTTATATGGGGCGTATACTGCCGGGGGTACAGTGGCCCGTGTATATGAGATAGAGTCTCCGTTTGAAACTGCGGATCTACCTCAACTCAAGTTCGCTCAAAAAGCGGACATCATGTATATTGATCATCCCAGCTATGCTCCTCGAAAAATTACTCGGTATGGGGATGGGACCTGGACTTTAACAACGTATGTCCGAACCGATGATCCTTTTGAACAAACAGTCATTTCAGCTATTACTCAGGCCAGTCCAGGACAAGTTACTACGGTGGGGGCCCATGGATACGAAAATGATTATGAAGTTCTTTTAGAAGACATAACTGGAATGACAGAACTCAACCATGTTGTATGCACAGTAACTAAGATTGATGCTAATAACTTTACAATAGGGGTAGATACTACCGCGTATACTGCTTATGTTTCCGGGGGAGTGTCTATTCTTGACGGGGATTGTCCAGCAACAGTAGGTTTTTATGCGGGGCGCGTATTTCATGGTGGCAGTAATAATGATCCTGATTTATTGTTTGGGTCTATGAGTCCTGATTCTACAGATGGGTCTACACGGTACGAGGTGTTTACAGTAGGTGCCGATCCGGAAGATGCGGTTTCTTATGCGTTAACTTCGGCGTCTACTTCCAGTGTAGATAGGATCCGTTTTTTCATGGGCACCCAGAAATTTCTTGCGACGGGCACATACGCAGGTATGCTTAAAGTTAATGGGGGTACTGACAGTGTACCTTTATCCGCAACAGCTATCCAATCTTTCCCCGTAGATAACTACGGAGTGGCGGACATAATGCCAGTG